AGACCTCATACGACGCTTCCTCGACCTATGGAGCCGATGGCATCCAGATGTAGTCACTGGTTGGAACGTCGAGCAATTCGATATTCCATATCTTGCAAATCGCATCACCAAGATTCTTGGTGAAGATGAAGCCAAGAAACTCTCACCGTGGAATCGTATTAGCAAACGCGAAACGGTGATGATGAATCGTCCAGTGCAGTTCTATGATATTTCTGGAATTGCCATTCTTGACTACATTCAACTCTATCGCAAGTTCACTTATTCACAGCAAGAATCTTATCGTCTTGATAACATTGCTCACGTTGAGTTGGGTGAAAAGAAATTAGATTATTCTGAGTTCGAAACTCTTCATCAACTATACAAACACGATTATCAAAAGTTCATTGAGTATAACATCAAGGACGTAGAACTTGTTGAGAAACTCGAAGATAAGATGAAGTTGATTGAGTTGGCTTTGACTCTTGCGTATGATAACAAAGTCAATTACGACGATGTGTTCACTCAAGTGCGCATGTGGGACGCGATTGTGTACAATTATCTGCTACGCAAGAAGATTGTCATTCCGCAGATGTCGCGCAGTACAAAGAGTTCACAGTATGAAGGTGCGTATGTCAAAGATCCCATCTGTGGTATGCATGAATGGGTTGCATCGTTTGACTTGAATAGTCTATATCCGCACTTGATCATGCAGTATAACATCTCAATGGAAACTCTTGTTGAGCCTTCGAAGTATAATGACAACATGCGTGGGTTTATCAGCAACTGCAACATCAACGTTGATAATCTACTCAATCAAGAAGTTGATACGAGCATTCTAAAAGATCTTGGTGTTACGGTAACTCCGAATGGTCAGTTGTTCCGCACTCAAGAGCAGGGTGTTCTACCTGAGATTATGGATAGCATGTATAAAGATCGCACACGCTATAAGAAATTGGCTCTTGAGGCAAAGAAGAAAATCGAAACTGTTCTTGAAGATAAGAATCAAGTGAACTATCTCGAGAAACAAGTTGCGCGATATAATAACCTGCAGTTGGCAAAGAAAGTTACTCTAAACTCTGCTTACGGTGCGCTGGGTAATCAATACTTCCGCTTCTTTGATATTCGTATCGCTGAAGGCATCACGACAGCAGGTCAGTTGTCTATTCGTTGGATTGAAAAGAAGATCAACGAGTACATGAACAAACTGTTGAAAACCGAAGGCGAAGATTATGTTATCGCCTCTGATACTGATTCGATTTATCTGAACATGGGTCCACTGATCAAGAAACTTTATCCTGATACTTCTGACACCAAGAAAGTGATCAAGTTCATGAATAAGGTGTGCGATGATAAGATTCAGCCGTTCATTGATGAGTCGTATGAAGAACTGAAACAATATGTCAATGCATTCCAGCAACGCATGGAAATGAAGCGTGAGTCCTTGGCTGATAAAGCAATCTGGACTGCAAAGAAAAGATATATTCTCAACGTGCATGATAGCGAAGGTGTGGCGTATGCCAAACCCAAACTCAAGATCATGGGTCTTGAGGCTGTCAAGTCTTCAACGCCATCTGCTTGTCGTGTGAAGATTAAAGAAGCAATCAATATTGTCATGACACAGACTGAAGATGATCTTCACAAGTTCATTGAAAAGTTCCGTCATGAATTTAAAACACTTCCTGTTGAAGACATTGCATTCCCAAGATCTGTGAATGGTTTAAAAGAATATGCTGATGCTGCGAATATCTTTAAGAAGGGAACACCGATTCATGTTAAGGGTGCTTTGGTTTACAATCACTTGCTGAGAGAAATGAAACTCAACAAACGCTATCAAGAAATCCAAGAAGGCGAGAAGATTAAGTTCATCTATTTGAAGCAACCAAACATCTACAATAATAATACTCTTGCATTCTTGTCTGGTATTCCCAAGCAATTGGATGCAGAGCAATATATCGATTATGATTTGCAGTTTGAGAAATCATTTCTCGAACCACTCGACATTATTCTTTCTTCTATCAATTGGCAATCTGAAAAAGTTGAATCTCTGGATTGCTTTTTCAATTGAAATAGTTTATAATACAAATATCCCAAAACGGAGACATACCAATGAGTCTACTCGAAAAATTAAAGAAGAATACCACTATTAAAGATACTGCTATTCTTACCAAATCTAAATTCTTTGCTGCAAAGGATATGATTCAAACGACAATTCCAGTTGTCAATGTTGCTTTCTCTGGTGATCTTGACGGTGGTTTTACTCCTGGTCTCACAATGTGGGCTGGTCCGTCGAAGCACTTCAAGACTGCATTCAGTCTCTTGATGGCAAAGGCATATCAAGATAAGTATCCTGATTCTGTTGTTTTGTTCTATGACTCAGAGTTTGGTACTCCACAAAACTATTTCACTTCGTTTGGTATTGATACCGATCGCGTTGTTCATACTCCAATCACGGACGTTGAGCAATTAAAGTTTGACATTATGCAACAGTTGACTCAGATTGAGCGTGGCGAGCGTGTGATGATCGTCATTGACTCAATTGGTAACTTGGCTTCGAAGAAAGAAGTTGAGGATGCGTTGGATGGTAAGTCAGTCGCTGACATGAGCCGCGCAAAGCAAATAAAATCCCTGTTCCGTATGGTGACACCACACCTCACCCTAAAGGACATTCCTATGGTTGTAGTAAATCATACCTATAAGGAAATAGGTCTGTATCCCAAGGATATTGTCGGTGGCGGAACAGGTTCCTATTATTCTGCTGATAATATATACATTCTTGGACGACAGCAGGAAAAAGATGGACAGGATCTTATTGGCTATAATTTCATTATCAACGTCGAAAAGTCTCGCTATGTACGTGAGAAGGCTCGTATTCCTGTCACTGTTCGTTTTGATGGCGGCATTAGCAAGTACAGTGGGCTTCTTGATATGGCTCTTGAGTCTGGTCATGTCGTAAAGCCAAACGTTGGTTGGTACGCTAAAGTCAATCGCACAACTGGTGAGATTGAAAACAAGAAGTGGCGAATGGCTGATACTGAATCACCTGAATTTTGGGATAGTATTCTCTCAGATGACACATTCAAAGATTGGGTGCGCAACAACTATCAATTCAGTTCAGCAGTCGCTGGTAATCTATCTGATGAGTTAGAAGAGTCGGAAGATGATTGAGAATCTAATCGCTAAACTACAATTTTGGTACGTCAAACAATTCTACAAAATTGAAAAGCAATATACTTTCTTCGTGGACCTCAATGGTCCACCTGGAAGTTTTGCTGTCAAATTCTTGGGAAAATATGATGGCGTGATCGTTGAGTTCACTGATGTGAAAGTTGGCGATAATGGTTTGATGACGTTTGATTATGATGTTATCTCGAATGTAAACAATGCAAATGTAAAGAGCAAATCATTTGATCGATTTACTTCTAACGTGATGCGTAGTATACTTCTGAGTGCTATTGACAATGCGATGAAGGAAGGCAATGAAAACAGAAACACTGATCTTGTCGAATCTGATGCGGAACGAGTCTTTCATGAGGAAGACTCTACCATTCTTGAAGAAAGAGTATCTGAGCGAAAGCCACGAAAGAAAACTATTCGAGGAAATAAAAGAATTCGTTCTGAAGTACAACAGTCTGCCGCCGACAGCAGCGGTGGAGATCAGCCTTAAAGAATCTACCAAACTCACTGAAGTTGAGTTAAATAAGTCACTGGAACTCCTCAAGGAAATATCAAGTGACAAATCAGAACAAAAACTCGAGTGGCTTCTTGACACTACAGAAAAGTTTTGTCAAGAAAAAGCAGTCTATAATGCTATCATGGACAGCATTCAGATACTCGATGGCAAAGATACAGCGAGGGGCAAAGGAAGCATTCCTACTCTTTTGTCTGATGCTCTGGGGGTTAGTTTCGATCCTCATATTGGTCACGACTTTTTGGATAATTACGCTGATCGGTATGATTTCTATCATCGCATCGAGAAAAGAATCCCCTTCGATCTTGAGTATTTCAACAAGATCACTAAAGGAGGATTGCCGCAAAAGACCCTTAACATTGCTCTTGCAGGTACTGGCGTCGGCAAGTCTCTGTTTATGTGCCATGTGGCTGCTAGTTGTCTGGTTCAGAACTACAACGTTCTTTACATTACTCTAGAAATGGCTGAAGAGAAGATCGCCGAACGTATTGATGCGAATCTTCTCAACGTCTCTCTTGATGATCTCATGAACATGCCGAAAGACATGTATGAGAAACGTATGAGTAAAATTAAGACTTCCGTCAAGGGTAAGTTGATCATTAAGGAATATCCAACTGCGTCTGCGAATCCTGCTCACTTCCGTGCATTGATTAACGATCTGGCTCTGAAAAAGAACTTCCGTCCAGATATTATTTTTGTTGACTATCTAAATATTTGTGCGTCGGCTCGAATCAAGGCAGGTGCGAATGTCAACTCATATACCTATATCAAAGCAATTGCTGAGGAACTTCGTGGCTTGGCGGTGGAGAATAATGTACCGATCGTTTCGGCTACTCAGACGACTCGATCTGGCTTTAGCAACTCGGATCCTGGACTAGAAGATACTTCAGAATCATTTGGTTTGCCAGCAACCGCTGACTTCATGTTCGCTCTTGTTAGTACTGAAGAGTTGCAACAGTTAAATCAGATTCTCGTGAAGCAGTTGAAGAATCGTTATAATGATCCGAATCTTCATAAGAGATTCACGGTTGGTATTGATCGCGCAAAGATGAAACTTTATGATCTTGAGCAGAAAGCCCAAGATGCTGTGATGAAAGAAAACGAATCAAAGCCTGTCTTTGATCGTGGTCGTAGTACAGACAAGTTCAAAAATCTAAAAGTGTAATGCAACTCAAGAAGATCGAAAAGAAGGTCTATGCTCTCGCCGAAAAATGGGTCGGAGAGAAGCATATTCCTTCTATCATTCGTCAACTGAATAAAGCATTCAAGCCATATATTGTTTGCTTTTCATCAGAAAGATTTGAGGGCGAATATTACCCTGATCATAATGTGATCGTAAATGGTCATTATTGCTTACGAATTTCGGATATAGTTCCAGAGCACATCTATATCTGTTTAAACTTTCCCGAGGATTCTAAGAAAGTAACCATTACAGAAAAGGGCGCTCATAATCTTGCTGTAAAGATCATTAGAGCAATTCATCACGAGTATCGACACAAACATCAGCAGAAACAACGTCCATTGCTTTTACAGAAAGAATATAAGCCGAAGCCGAAACAAAACAAAATGAAAGCGATGTATTATGGGAATCCTGATGAACTGGATGCTCATGCATACGAAACCCAAGCGGAGAAATTAGATATAAATAAACTGAGGAAAGCGCATAAGATTGGCTGGAAAGAATGTGAAGCCATCTTTATGTATCGTCTGCATTTCCGCAGACAAGATCCTAAAGTTTGGAAAAGATTTCTAAAAAAGGTTTATAAATCTAATGAAAAAATTCAGAGAATACCTGAAGGAACAAGAAACCCATAGCAGTATTCAAGACTTCATGGGTTACTGCAAAAATAATTTGGGTATTGCTGAACTCCCAAGACTCGTTTTGATCAACGATCGCGGCATGGCTCGCGAGAATACCAGTTTTGGTGGGTACTCTCCTTCTGAAAGAACTATTCATTTAAACGTTGCTGGTCGACATCTCGCAGATGTTTTGAGAACGTTGGGGCATGAATTGGTCCATCACAAACAAAACGAAGATGGAATATTGACCAGTTATGCAGGTGAGACAGGAAGCGAGTTTGAGAACGAAGCAAACAGTAAGGCTGGCGTCATCATGAGAAATTATGGCAAATCAAATCCTGCAATTTATGAGGAAGTTGAATTATAATTGAGGTTTTATGACTGTATTTGTGACTGGTGGTTTGGGATTTATTGGTTCTAATTTTGTAATCTCTCACCTGAAAAAATATGCAAGTGACACGGTAGTCGTCCTTGATAATCATTCCTATGCCGCGAATGGAAGCAACCTGAATGGCTATTGGGAAGATTATCGCCTAGAAGTTAAGCATTGCGACATTCGCAATCTTGGTGTTCTGGAGAATCTCTATGCAGACTTCCAACCTTCTCACACTTTCCATTTTGCTGCTGAATCTCACGTGGATAACTCTATTCGGGGCGATGATGTGTTCGTGGACACTAACATTGGCGGAACTCACAATATCATCAAGTGTATCCGTAAACACAGGAGTCGATTAGTCCACATCTCGACTGATGAAGTCTACGGAAGTCTAACTCACGAAGATCCTCCGTTCACTGAGAATACTCCATACAATCCTCGCAATCCGTATTCTGCAACCAAAGCAGCCAGCGATCATCTTGTTCGCGCATATATCAACACGCACAATATTGATGCAATTGTAACCAATTGTTCAAATAACTATGGTCCTCGCCAGCATCGCGAGAAATTTATTCCAACAATTATTCGCCATATTAAAAACAATACACCTGTTCCTGTTTATGGTAGCGGAATGAATGTTCGTGATTGGTTATATGTTGAAGATCACTGTGACGCTTTACTTACAATCAAAGAGAATTGGAAAACAGGCGAGCGTTATAACATCGGTGGTGGTGTTGAGATGAGCAATCTCGATATGGTCACTTTGATTCTTGATGTTATGGGCAAGCCAGTGCATATGTATCAATCATGGATTAATTTTGTGAATGATCGTAAGGGTCATGATTTT